GCCGTCGCGGATCCAGGCGATGCGGTCGGAGATATCGAGCATCTTGGCGTCGTGGGTGGCGGTGATGATCGTCGTGTTGTTTTCGACTTGCAGGCGCTTGAGCAGGGCGATGATCTCGGCGCCCGTCGACTTGTCCAGATTGCCGGTGGGCTCGTCGGCCAAAATCACGGCTGTAACCGAGCGAAATGAATGAAAAGGGTTGATTCTCTGCTGTAACTGGGAATCAAAAAGGGTTTGCGAATATTCCGCGAACCTTGTGCAGTTATACGGCAGACTGATGGGAAGAGGATACCGAAAACAACCAGACTTCCTGGAATGGGTCGTAGGTGAACCTTTGATGACAACTCAACAGTTCGGACCAGGCTTGCTTGAGTTCGGGTCTGGCCCGGAGTTTTGCCAGGGCGCGGCGTTCGGAATACTTGACGGCCGCCTCTGAAATGCCCAGGCGCTTTGCCACCTCTGGAACGGTCACAACCGCGTAACGGGAGATCGGATCGTTGCTTTTCGCCCTGGACGACGACGAAACCGCCGGGGTGAGGTCCACCGGCTCCCCGTACCAGCCATAGGCGCCTTCTCCGTGTTCGACCACGATGTTGTCTCGCAGGATCGGTCCCAGGGCCTTCCTGACCATCGCCACATAGGTGTCGATTGACCGGCCGCCAATAGTAGACCCGATTACCTTTGCGATCTCATCTCTCGCATGAGTGCGGTTCGGGTGATCCATCAGGTACCTGAGAACCGCTTCCGCCTTGGGTGACAGCGTGGATCCCGATCCGCCCTCAACAACATGCGTCAGCGCGTTCATGGGTCCACCGTAAAGGGTTGGGAATAGCCAATGATCGAGGGTTCGGACACGGACACCAGCGCCAGTTTGACCTGCGCCGCCTCGGGCGCGCTGAGCGAGATGTATTTGGAGTTGGACCCCGTCACGACATTGCTGATCGTCGTCATCCAGTGGCCGACATCGATCCCGGCGCTGTCCGGAGTCAGCCAATACAGGTTCCAGACCGATCCGCCGCCCAATTGACGCCAGGTCATTTGCACCTGGCTGCCTTGCCAGAGGATGCCGCCCGCTGGGTAATCGATGGTGCAGCCCACAATTGAAAATGGCGGGGATTTGGGAACGGCCCCAGGCTGGAGATCGTAGGGCATGGCGGGCGTCCGAGTAGGCCAGGGGCCAGCATCCAGCAGAACGGCCCGCAGGATGGCATTGCTGGTCAGTAGCGAGTAATCCTCGGGCGGGCTCCATGTGAACTGACCGCCCACCCTGGACTCATCCACCTGCGCCCCGTAGGCGATCCTCCGGATCCAGTTCGATCCACCATCGATCGACAGGTCGATATGGCACCGACGCGCCGGCCAGCGGTTGGTCGCCAGGTCAGCGTCATAGGCGGCATTTTCGGGAAGCCCTGAATAGGTGTTGGTCACCGCACCGAACTCGATGACGTATGAGTTGCCATCCTCGGCCGCTTTGCCGTCATGCCGGAGCCAGACTGTTCCGCGCGCGGGGGCGGCATCGGCGATGGGTACGCCGATCTGCCAGCGTGGCGGGAAAACTGGCGGCGTCGAAACGCAGCCTCCCAGCAGCAGTACTCCCAGCAGACCTATGCGGGCGAATCTCATGATTGAACCAGCGCATACAGGCGTTCCATCGCTCGGAAGAGACCGGCATCCATGCGCACGGTTATCTCGGGATGGGCCAACAACACCTCATCGATCTCGGCATCGGTGATCACGCATTGAGTTATCCGTTGCAGGCCCGAGGGAGTCCCGATGATCAACGGGAGCGGCTGACCACCTGAAACTCCGAACACGTCGGCCGTGTACTGGCTGCCGTCGTAGCGCATGTTCTCGATCCGGACCGCGTCATAGCTGTAATTCGCGGGAATAGGGGTGGGCAATTGATGCAGCATCGCGGTCTCCTTATAGGGTAGTCATGTTGGTGAGTGATCCGTATTGATAGCGGCAGATGTTTGTTTTGCCGCCGAAAAGGTTGGTCAGCACGCCCGAGAACCAGTTGGTGTAGACGCGCACGTACCGCGCGTCGCTATCTTGGCCTCGGATTGTGACCGCGCCCGTTGATCCGGTGATCTTGCAGGTATTGCTCCCGCCACCGCCGTAGAATGATAGGTCTCCGCTGTTGGTGATGGAACCGCCGCGCATGGTTGCATAGCCAGTCGATGCGTCCACAGTAAAGACGCTCGTCCCCGCCGTGTCGGCCAGGGTCAGCCCGAAGTAGTTCAGTTGCGATCTCAGGAGATACGTCCCATTATCGAAGCATCTGAACCCCGAGACGGCGTTGACGTCCAACATCGTATTGCCATTTGACGCCTTGATCGTGAGGGACGATGAATCGATGAGGTTCAATGGCATACTGCTGGCAGGGTCGTAAAACGTCAGGGCCGAGGGTTCGATCTTCGTGGCGGTCAATCCTAATGCGTTTTTCACCAGGATATCGTTCCCAATGGTAACCCGCGATACGCCGCCGGCGTCATAGTAGGAAAATCCGGACTGATTGAGGATTGACCGACTGACCATGTAGGGGTCTTTGACGACCAACGAGCCAGGCGTCACGACCATGTTGGACAGCGTCAGCGCGGTGAACGACATGTTCGTCCGCCAGGCTGCAAATACCGGCTCAGGGTAGCCGGTGGCCCCGGAGAGATCGCCGATCAGCCGCCCCTCGAATGCCGCATTGGTCGTCATCAGTTTGATGCCGCCGCCATGAAGCAGACCGATCTCGGTACCGGCCTGGGACCAGCCGGCCACGGTGGTGCCATTGTAGCCCCTGGCGTAGAGGCCCCACTCATTGGTATGCCCCCAGAATGTGAGGCTGGGCACCAGACGCGAGCCGTCGTACAGGCGCACGTTGCAGTCAAGGTCCTCCTCAAAGAGCCTGAGCGAGCCTTTGAGGAGCGTGATCCCATTGCTGTCCACGCCGCCGATGTGCTCCCCATTGATGACCCATTGAGTCTGGTTCGTTGACATATCCACGCGCCAGACGCCATCCGTCCCCTGGGTCCATTGTGAGTTCACGGAGTCGCCGATCATCACGCCGCTGCTATTCGGCACGCCATTGATCGAGAAATTCGTGAAACTGCCCACACCCCCGCCGCCGCCGATGGTGATGTTGGTAATCGTCATCGTCATGATGTTGAGGTTGGTGGTGACTGTAATCGTCACGTTGGTGACTGCCTGACCTGGCAATCCCTGTATCCCTTGAATCCCCTGAGGTCCCACTACAATCGGGACGTCGGGGCACCAGACGCCTCCGCGCAGCCGCCATGTGAGGTTTGACCCATTCCCGATCCGGACGCTGTTGGTGTGGGAGACGCCGTCGATCTCCGTGTTGGTGTAGCTCCCGATCCCGCCGCCTCCGGAGCCGATCGGTTGCCCGTCTACCAGGATACTGCCGACGTTAAGATTGGCTGTTCCGTTGGTCAGGCTGGCCCAGAATGATGCAAACGGGGCCAGGGCAACCTGAGAGAGGAATGGGGCGCTGCCGATGTTGACGTGGTCGACCGTGGCCCAGTCGAACGTGGTCACACGTGTGGGCATTGAGGTTGAGGATCCGGACAGGGATGGACGGATGGAGATTGTGCCAAACGACCGCAGGAGCATGGCCGAGGCGCTCTGGACGGCGATCTCGTATTGGTAGGTGGAGTTGGTCCCTTCGATGGCTGAGTTCCAGCGGACCCGGACCACGCCGCCCGTGGCGTTGTGAATGGTGCCGGGGGCTACGTAGTGCCATCCAGACGCGCCGATGGGCCTGTAGCGCAAGGCGACGGCCGCCGCTCCCGATAAATCGAGCCCGTCGAACGTCGGCTGTAGGATAATCGTTTCCCCCTGGATGAGGGGCAGGTTATAGGTTGTCGGTTCGTCAGTGCTGACGGTCCACGCTTTGATCGGGGCGATGTCATTGGGATAGACGCCCTCGGGGGATGACGGGGCCAGGGTGTCGCCGGTACCGCTTGGTGGAGTCGGCAGAATGCCGTCTCCGGCCATGGAATCGAGAATGGTGATGGTCCCGAAGGCCCGGCGCACGTCGGCGTTTGATGAGCGCACAACGATCTCGTATTGATAGGCGCTGTTCGTGCCCTCCGTGGTCGAATCCCAGCGGACCCGGACGACGCCTGACGTGGCATTGTAGAGGGTACCTGTGGCCACGTAGGGACGCGCTGTCGAGCCGATGGGGCGATACTCCAGCATGGCGTTGGTTGCCCCGGTGAAGTCCAGATCATGCCGTGCCTCCAGGATGACCGTTTCTCCCCGGCGAATGGCCAGGGGGAATGCCTTCTGTTTGGCAGTGTCCACCTGCCAGGAGATCACCGGCGCGATATCAGCCAGGGTTGGGATCGCGGCCGCAATGAGAATGGATACCAAATGCCTCACGGCGCCCCCAGATAAATGAGGGTGTTGGTGGTGCCGTCGATTCCCAGCACCTGGTTGGTGCGCCAAGTGACGCTGGTGGTGTCGATTGCTCCCACCTGCGAAGCGGTGATGCCGGTTAGGGTGCTACCGTTTACCCCCGCGCCGAATACGATGTTGGATAGCGTGTTACCTTTGAAATCCCATGTGCCGCTATATCGGAGAAGTCCTGCCGTTGTGCCTGCTGCTCGGAAGTCTATCGTGGCGCCGTCGTTGGTTCCGGTACCAGATGAAAGAAGCAGCGTTCCCTTTACCGCCGCGCCGCCTGCCTCATTACCAAAAATTTGAATGTATGCGCCACCGGACGCAGAATATCCCCCCGAAGCTGCATAAGGCCCTAGCGAAAGCGAATTAGTCGCGTTTCCGATCTCACCGTCAATACCGATCCGAGCCCGATTCGCCGACGTAATGCCGACAATCAGATCAGCTGCCGTGCGATTCCCCCGCGCCGTAACCGTTGCCAGCGTATCCGCCTCCGCCTGCAATGCGCTCCCCGCCAGTGCCACTGTCTGCGTGTACGTCGCGTCGGTGATGGACACGGCCCCCGACTGCTCGGCGGTTGGCGGGTTCTCTGTGTCGAACACTTGCGCACCGCCTCCGGTGTCGTAGAAGATAAACAGCGCTCTATTATTGCCCCCGCCGCCGAGACTAAGCAGATTCGTTATTCCGTTGTATATCCACGCCGGTCCCCATGTAACTGATGGGAATATCTCTGAAATATAAAAGCCGTCCCCCCCCGGTAGAGAAAGCGGCGTAGCGTTTGTGCGGATAAGTGACCGCTCGAAAACCGAGGACGGCGTATCCGCCTCAGCCTGCAATGCGCCCGCGGCCAAGGCCACGGTTTGAGTGTAGGTTACGTTGTTTGTTTGTACGGCGGCGTCCGCGCTCGCCTGAGCCGCCATGCCCGTTGCCATCGCCGCGTCTGCTGATGCCTGGGCTGCCGTTCCAGTGCTCATGGCGGCGCTGGCTGATGCCTGGGCTGCCGTGCCGGTGGCCATTGCGAAATTGGCTGACACCTGGGCGGCCGTTCCGGTAGACATGGCGGCGGCGGCCGCTGTGGAGACAATGCCCACGTCGGTCGTGGTCGAGAGGCCGTTAGCGGCGGCAAAGCTTGTGTCCGCGCCGACCAGGCGACCGGTATTGGTGGAGACCATGACGGCGCGGTAGACGGCGCCGCTGGGGGCCTGGGCGGGGGAAGTGAGAGACCATAGACTACAGACTACAGACATTAGGCTGAAGAACAAAGGTCTGGATGTACTGAGTGTCGTAGACATCATTGCGCCCTCACGATCTGGATTTGTCCGTCATCGGTGATGGAGAGTTGGAAAATGTAGCCGCCGGGGCTCTCGAATGTGTTGAGCAGGTTTGGCGTGGGCACGGCCTCAGAGCCCTGATAGACCTGGCGGCAAATCTGTATGTCGGCCCGGTAGGTTACGCGCTCGGTGTTGCCGGCGTCTCGGTATTCGATGTCCACGGACACATCGATGGTATCGGACTCGGTTGTGGCGGCGAAGGCTGCATCAATCTCGGCGGTGTTGAGGTTGAGTGTTCCGGAATAGTGCTCCTCGCCTTCTCCGGGACTGGTCCATGAAGAGACGGAGAAGAGGACGGCTCCGTCGTCAAGGGCGGAGGCGAGTTTACCGACGAGATAGAGGGTATAGCCGGCGTCGAGGGTATAGGCGGTGGTGTCAACGCCCACGGCGCCCATCTTGCGGAAGTAAAGCTGGATGGCTGTTTGATCGCCCTGCATTAACGTCGGCTTGATGTTGGGGGGATTGGGGGTGACGCCATCGAGCAGCGCATTGCGGCCGCCAGGAAGATCGCCGTTGATGTACCACTTGATGGCCCGGTTGAGGGTTGTCATGTGTCGAGCCTCCCATAAGCGACGGGCCCGCGCCACGGCCCGTGGAAGAACTGGAAGAAAACGACTATGGAATAGAGTTCGTGCAGTGCCGGAATTGCCAGGACAGAATGCACTGCCGGACGCTCATGGTTTTTGAAATGTTCCCGGACCTGTCAGGGTAATAGCTCCTCCTCGAATCCTCTTGTGCGGTCGCTGTTCTAGGATTCACCCCGTATCCGTCATTGTAGGTCACCGATCGGGTTGTCCCGTAATTCGTTGGAGCCTGCAGGTCATTGGTGGTAGCGATCCCGGTAATCATCGGCGTGGTCGCCTGGCCGGATATCCAGTTCGTTGATCTCATTGTTGGCGGGGTTTCGTAGCCGGCTGTCGTCTGCCCGCTGTCCTGATCATACGCGTATCGGTAGGTGTTGAGATAGAGCAATGCAGATCCCGTCACGTTTGTAATGCCAGGCTGCGGGAGCCGGATCGCCAGCGTGGACGCCCTGTTGGTGAGGGTGAACCGGGCGTCGTCATACCAGGTCGACGTGTTGTACCAGCTCGAGTACTGGGATGGGGTGTCCTGCCGCAAAGACAGGATCTCGATGTGCCGCATGTCCCACCACCAGGTGTAGGCCCGGATCGGCGCCAGGCTATTCGTCGTGATGGCGGGCGTGATGAACGCATCGTCGAACGTCGCGGGGTTTGTCGTCCAGAATCGGCCGCCCGGATCTTCCCAGGACAGGAACGCGCCATTCGTGGCGGCATCATAGACGGGGCCCCATGCTGGCCAGCCATAACCGTCGGTATAGAAATACCCGTTCCAGGTGTATCCGAAAGGTCCGCCGGATGTGTAGATGTTCGTCGCCTCCGCCGTCTGGATCGTGTTGGTCCAGTTGTAATTCGTCGTTGCCGTGTCCTTCAGGTAGGCGAGAATTTTGGCAAGCTCGATGAGCGTGTTCGTGTACACCTGCGCCGGGAGCGTGGTGGAGTAGATTGCCTTGATGTTCGTGGCAGCCACGGCGAGTGGGGCGGCGTTGCTGTACCAAGCCCAGGCGTAGCCGTTCGTGGCCGTCCAGTTGGTTGCCAGGCTGACCGCGTGCCACTCGCTGCCGGTGTAGCAGACGGCATGCGGCGCGCCATTGGATGGCCACCAGTTGGTGTAGGCATAGACCCAATTGGTCCTGGCGGCGTCTGTGCGGCCGGGGACTGTCGTGAGAAGGTTCGTCAGATTGCCCACCTGCAGTCTGGCAAACACGCCCGTGACCGTCAGCGCCGGGACGGAGGTCGGGTTGCTTGGGCTTGAGAAATAGGCTTGGTAGTTATCGTTGGAGTTCTTGGTGTGGTCGATGAATTTCGGGATCAGGGCGAGGGTGTTGGTGACCACGTCCTGGACGTCCTCTCGGCTGAATTGGCGGCCAATGACGAAATTGGCGACGGGCCGGTCATAGACGTTGGTGTCGCCGTACACGCGGCCAATGACCACGGCGACTTTTTCATTCGTCCGACTAGGCTCCGGCCACATAGTATCATCCACCCACCAATTCTCCCGATTGACCCACCAGTTGGTGGTGATGGTCACGGCGTTGCTTACCCAGGACAGATAATTGGTGTAAACCGCATTGGTCCCCTCCCAATGATGGATATAGGTCCGGGCCTCGGGGGCATAGCATGGGACGCTGTTGGTCCGGATCTTGGCGGGCACGTAGACGGCCGCCGCGCGCTCCTGGTATGCCTCAACGATCTCCAGCCAGTCGACGGTGGCCACCTGCTGCCGCGTGGCGCCTTGCCAGATCGTGGCGCCGGTGATGACGAGCCCGGCCAGGATGGCGGTTCCTGCGGCTGTACGGGACCAGGTCATGCTCCGAACCATCCTGTGATGTCAAAGTTCCCTAGATGGCCGATGCGGTGAAGCGATGCTTTCCCTGATACCAGGCGGAATTGATGCAGCCATGTCCTAAACTTCTGGGAGTCTGACCGAAAGAGTGACGCGTTCGCGTCCGGTCCGATCGTTACGATTGAACGGGAGTCTCGATCAAACTCGATGCCGATGTATTGGTAGTCAGCCGTCAATGGAATTGGCCCGGCATCCTCCATTATGCTCGGATCATTCACACCCCACTGCATTTCACCACCCTTGATCGTGACGGTGGCGCCGGCGATGGTGAAGCCGAAGCAGAATAGCGAGAAATCAACATCCGATCCGCCCCCCGTTAATTCAATGACCAGCCGGCCATTGCGGACGTAGGCATTGATCCCATCGCCGCTCTCGACATTGTTCAGAACCCCGCCGATCGCGTTAAGAGCCTGAGCCAGAGGGGCGGCTGTGCCCTTCCCCTTCCATGTCTCGGAAATGACTTTGTGATTGCCCATGCTGCCTCTCTATGCGACCCTATTGAGTATGAAAAGGACCTTGATGCTGCTGACGATTTGCGCCGGTCTTTCTGTGGGCGCTGCGGAATCGGGCGACTCCGATTCCGCCGCCATTGCCTTAGCCATTCCTCGCATCACCAGCATCGTCAAGACCCCTTATGGTTACCGGCTCAACACCTCGTCCGGAACACGTTTTGCGAATCGGACATCCTATGGTTACCGCATCAGCACCGATCGCGGGACTGTATTCCTGAATCGGGCCAGTTACGGATTCCGCGTCAGTTCTGACCGCTAAGGGTACTGCGATTCAGGAAGGTCCTCTTCATCTGTCCAATGTTCCCACACCTGCGTCTGGACCCCTTCCCCGGTTATCGAATCGATAATTTTCGGGTTGTCTTTCGTGCACATCCAGCGCCGGCCTGTTGAACTGTAGTTCCAGGTTGATCCAGCGGATGTACGTGCCGTAAACGATGATCGCGTGGTTCCAACTTCCTCAAAGAAGGCCAACATGCCGGCGAATTTCCGGGACAACGTGAGGATATAGTGCTCCCGCTTCTTATAGACCGAAGTCCCCCCCGATCTAACGGGAAACACGTTGACTGCAGTATCAAGATCATCGAGATACCAGACGTCGATCTTAGCGGCGAGAAGGCTCATGGTTTTACAACTCCCAGATCGGCCAATGCTTTAGTGTTTTCGGCGATGATGCGCGTATTCTCGGCCGTCTGCGCAGCGGCATCGTCTTGTGGCGCCCGTCCGCGTCGGATATCGGAGATGCGCTGGAAATATCCGGCCAGGTCTTCTCCGCCCACCTGTCGGCGACTGGCGCCGGCGATATTGTCACGGGCGGCCTGGATCTTGGTGGCGCGGTCGTCAGGCTCCTTCTTTTGTGCCGCGTCTATTTCCGCTCGCAATCGGGTCCGCTCACGATCCAGTTCATCGAGCTTCTTGGTGTTATCCAGCCGCATTTCAGGAGTCATAGGACCGGCGTTGCGTTGGCGCTGGAGTGTCTTGATGTTCGTCTCGGTCTCGGCCAATTGTTCTTTTGGTGTTTTCTTATCGTAAGCGTTCTTCTGAATGATGTCCTGAGTTTCGGCCTCGATCTGATTGCGCTTTTCCGTCTCCGCTGAGGCTTTCTCACGCATGTCGAGTTCCTGCCTCAAAACGGCCACTCTGAGCTTGGCCAGTTCGACTTCAGCCTCGCCACGCTTGACGGAATCGGAGTGGTGCTTTTTAATCTGCTCATAGGACGCAATCATGTTCGAAAGCATTTCAAGCTTGGTCTGATCGTCCGCCAGTTCGTATTTGCCCTGACGCTCGATCTGTGCGCGTTGAGCGGCCAATTTCCTGAGCGCATCCTCTTTCTTCTGATCCCCTACATTCACTCCTGGAGTGCCAGAAACGGGGCCGCTCGGGCCGGTGGACTTATTCGGCATTTCCTGATCGGCGGCAATGGCCCAGGCGTCATTCCATGACGATCCGGCAGACATCGCCCCCATGGCCGCCCAGAAGCTTTTCCACCCAGCCACGAGCGCAAGGGTTGTTCGAGCGGACGCTACCTTCAGCTTCGTCATGGTCGTCTCGAACTTATCCCCAAACTCATCGATCGCCTGCATGTCTGAAGCCGAGATGATCCCGGAAGACATCCGTTGCTTCAAATTATCCCATCCGCCCTCCAGATCCTTGAGTACGGCCAGCATTTTAGCGCCTCTGGCCCCGAAAATGTCGAACGCCGCGGAGGCGTTCCCGGTGGCCTTGATTCCGGCGGCAATGCGTTGCAGAAGTTGCTCGGGTGAGCTTTTCTGAATCTCATCGAAGCTTATTCCGAGACTTGCGAAGGCTTTCTGCATCTTTTCGTCGGAACCGATGTTGGCCTGAACGTCTCGGAGACGGATCAGAAACATCGTCAATTTCTCCATCCGGACGCCGCTTTCGTTCGCCGCCATGGATAGCGCCTGGAAACTCTCCCCCGAGAATCCGGTCGCCTCGGAAGCATCCTTGATAGCGCCGATGTAGTTCACCACGGACCGGGAGAAGGCGACCAGCGCGCCTACGCTCAGCATGCCTGCGAAATATCCCCCGATCTGGGATGTGGCCTGATTGGCATGATCGCGGAAGGAGTTGAGGGATTGGCGAATGCGGTTGATTGTGCCGGTCGCCATATCCTTGATGCTGACGATGAACTGCAGCATGTTATTCATGACAGCACCTGGTGATGAATTGTTTTGCGGCCCGTTGGAACATAATCGTATTGCGCGTCAGGGCAGAGTCAGGATTAGGTGCGCGACCGGTCTGCGCATCGAGGGAAGCGTGAGCTTCTTCAGTCTTCATCGAATGCGCCTTGATAATCGCATGCAGTTCATTGATCGAGATGCCCCAGATCCAGTACTCGATCGGTTGATGGTAGGCTTCAATCAGAAAATCAAAAACCGGACCGTTCCCACGCCTGGCCTGACTATCCTCGTATTTTTTATCCCTGTTCTTGCTGAGATCAGACATCAACTGATCAACTCCCGCCGTGATAACCTGCCAGGGCGTGGTCTGTTCGCGGGCCCACCGCGAGATCTCCGCGGAGGCTATGCGTTTCTCGGCGCAACGCCTAAACGCCCTGGGACTCCGGGCATTGACGTGCGCCCAGGCGAGCGCCCGGTCATACATGCGGCCGTCTTCGGCATACCAGACGCCGGCGCAGTCCGCCACCCAGTCCAGTGCGCCCCAGGATAGACGATAGAGGCTGACGTTGCCCACGATCAGGGGGAGATCAAGGAAGACAAGCTTGTCCTCCTGGGGCGGCTCCGTGGCGGCTCTGGCCAGGCGGTCGAGTTCGGAGATCGCGGCCCAGTCGTCGACCGGGTCGATCACGCCGCCCTGTGACTGGGCGCGGCGAATGGCTTTGATGGTGAGATCGTGGAGGGCGGTCATGGCCCGACCCTCCTTATGCCGGCCGCAGGTATTTGTGGCCCTTGAGCGCAGCGGTCCAGAAATCGTCGCCATCTTCCAGGTCGGAACCATCGTCGGTCAGATCGGCGGCCAGCGCCGGCGCTGTGTCGCTGATATACTGGCCCGAGACCTCAATCTTGCAGCCCTGGCTGCGGCCACATAGGAAATCGCCCTTCTTGGTGTTGGCATCCTTGTGATTGATGCTCGCCGACCAGGATCCGCTCTGGCATCCGTCGTCAGGGGCAAGCGAACAGAAGTCGGTGGCGCCCCACCCGTCCACGTCGACCGAGACATCGATCGAGTTGACCTCGTGAGTGGATGCCCCGTGCTTGTGCCCGGTGATCTCGATCTCGGCATGTCCGGGGGAGTTGCCGCCCTTGGTATTGATCTTGATGCTGAGGGGGATGTATCCGGACGTGCAGGCCAGACCGAGCGAGAGGGCCACGGGGAGCGCGTCATCCTTTACCTTGGCGCGATAAAGCAGCGTGATCTCCTGCTTCTCGTCATAAGATTGCTCGGTATCCGGCCAGTACTCGCCGCCGCCATCCGACGCCACCCCGTTGCTGATCTGGTTGGCTGTCTTGCGTTTGATGAGTCCCCAGTTCGTATCCGCGAACTCGAACAGGTCTGCTCCAACAACGAATGTGTGTGCCATGGTGCTTCTCCTTTTACGTTTTGACCGTGCGATAAACCAGCGGACGGCCGGCCGCATCGAGAGTGACGGTGATTTTGTAAGCGGCCATCGGGATCCCGTTTGGCGTGGTCACGGGTTCCGCGCCGATGTATTCCGAATGCCGTCTGGTGATCTCTTCCGGGAAGAGCAGTTCCAGGACGCGTTGCTTGGCGCTCTCCACCAGGTCGAGCAAGGCCGGCTTATCGCCAGCCGGGTAAACCAGTTGGCCATTGGGATCGGCAGCGAGCCCGCGCGATCGCCCGATCCAGATCTCGATGGTGTGTTTATCGAGATGCTGCTTGATGTTCCCGCCAAACCCCTTATCCCCCGCCCAACTCACGACCACGCGGAAATCGTTCGGCCCCATGCCGGCGATCAGCTCATAGGGCTCGGCCGGGTCACGGGCAAGAAACGCTTTCCCGCCGCGTTCGCGAGCCCACGAGGCGACGTCTTCGGCGTAGATCTTAACGATCTGGGTGATGGTGAGGGGAGAAGGCATGAAATCAGTTCTTGGTTGTCGGTTCCTGGTTGTCAGGGGACGCTGGCCCCTGGCGGAGATCGCCAAAGGTGAACTTCGCGTTCGGATAGGCGGCCCGCAGGCGGTTGAGCAGATACTGGATCGGGAGGGTTTTGATCTTCCCGGCTCGCGTCACGCGGATGTCGGCTCCGGGCGCCGGCTCGGCGCTGAGGTTGACGGCGGAAAGGACTTGGGCGTCGGTCGGTTCTTTTTTCTCTGGCATGGGGTTCTCCTTTTCAAAACATCAGTCGGCCGGCTTCGTCGTAGGTTCTCGATGGTTCGCTGATTACGGCGCCGCCGGACTTTACCGGGACCACATCGTTCTTCAGGGGTTGTTCCCCGGTTCCAATCGCCTCCAAGCGCTTCCGAAAGCCATCGGCCTGTTTGGTCCATGGGTTCTGGTCGCCCGCCAATCCCCGGCGCATGTAGACGGCCTCGGCGGCGAATACGATGGCGGCCTCGGCCACCACGGCCGGAAGCGGCGCGGCCAGGGGGACGGTGTACCGCCCCTCCAGCCGCCCGTCTATAGCCCGGTCCACATCGGCGGAAATGGCATCCCAGATGCCCTCATCCGCCACGCCGTCGGCATTGTCATCCAACGCCTGCAGGAGCAGATCGTCGGGAACTTTGCCTTTCAGCGCGCTTTGGAGGACGTAGGGCATGGCAGAAGGTGTTAGGGGTTAGGTGTTAGGGGTTAGGTTTCGGGATTGGGTTCCGTCGCTTCCGGTTTATCGGCCTTCGATGCGGAGGGCTTGTCGGCTTTCTTCCCGGATTTCTCGGCTTCCTGCTCGAACGGCTTTGCCAGCCAGAGGAAGCGGCAGCCGGGGAACTGCTCGCGCAGATCCTTGATGACTTCCTGTCCGTTCGCCTTCACGAACGGGCCGCCCGCCACCGGGCGCACGGCGTAGTTGTCCGACTTCGGAGTGGCCACGCGCTTGCCGTCCTGGATGAATGCCAGTCCGGACTTCAGTTCTTTCGTTTCGATCGGCATAACTTCTCTCCTTCAGAAAAGACGGACGCCGGTTGCGCTTATCCGGGGGGTGGACTCGCGCCCCCGGCGTCCCAGTTGCGGTTCGGTTACTCGGTTACAGGATCCCGGCGTAGGCCAGGTGCGGGAACGTGGGCCCCGCGGCGGCGCGTCCGTCCGACATGATGTCGAACCGGCCGGTCCGCATGACTTCCTCGACCCGCGTATCCATCAGGGCCGACGCCTCGCGCCGGATCTGGCGGGCCACCGGCTTGATCGGCTTGCTGGCATCCACCAGGAACCAGTAGTCGTCATACGCGCCGGACAGATCCTCCAACTCGACGCGCTGGACGCGCTTGTAGTTGGGGTTATCCACCTGGGCGCCACCGCTGACATGGAACTGCGCATCCACGATGTGGAAGGCATCCGCGTGCAGTTTGGGGCCGTGGATCAGGTGCGTGAACCGGGTGCGGCAGAGCTCGCCATTGCTGAACTGCCAGCCAGCGGCCGCCACGAACGCGGCGTTGAACGTCGCCTCAGCCAGGGCGGCGGTCACGACGTTGTCGACGGTGTTATCGCCATACGGGTGATCGTCGGCGAAGATCGCCTTGCCCGTGAAGCACAAGGGATTCGCGGTCAGCACATCGATCACGAGCTGGTACTTCTTGAGCTGCCAGGCTTCGGCCATCATCTGCACCAGGGGCGTGTAGATGCCGTACTGATCGTCCTCGATTTCCTTCTTGCCCATGGAAACCGAATCTTCCCAGTCGCGGTTGAGGATCTCGAACTTCTGGCCGCGGACGTTCTTGAACACGCGATCGCCCACCCACTCGCGGAAGCCGGGGATCTGCTCCATCCACGCGTAGAAGTTCGCCGCCGTTGTGCTCGGGAAGTCCCGGAACAGGAAGTCGATCGACACCGGAGGGGTAAAGGTCAACCCCTGCTGAAAGGCCGTGGTGTAAGACTTCTGCATCGCCGTCAGATTTGCACTATTGATATCCATCTTTTCTGCTCCTTCTTGTTGATTTTTGGTTCTTACTACGAAACTACGAGACTGGGGTTTCCGATATCCTTACTGGGTGATGTCGCTGATGATCGTGTTGGTGAACGCGCCGTGGATAAACACCAGGTCAGGGGCGATGATCTTGAAGTACCCGTTGGTCCCCATGTTGATCGTCGCGGCATCCCCTGTCAGCGTGACATCGCCGCCGCTGACCGTCAGGTCGCCCGCCACGGTGGTATTCGCGTCACTGGCCCCGAGAGTGACCGAGGTGGCCGTCGCTTTGCCCAGAAGCAAGGCCGTGGCCGTCCTGGCGTCGACTTCATTAACGATCGCGTTGCCCGTGAGAGTTGCCGCCCCGGTCAAGGTAGACGCCCCGGTGACAGCCAGCGTGGTGCCGACCGTAGCAGCGCCGCTCACTGCCAGGCTGGAGGGAGTGGCCGCGCCGACAGGGCCGATCTTTGCGGTATCAACCCACACACCGCTGGAGTCCACATCCACTACCGCGCCGGCAATGATGTTCTGCCCGCCGCCCGTCTTGTTTACGGTCTGATCGTCGGTCACATAGACGATCTTCCCGATGTCGGCCGCCGCAATCACATCGGCGTTCGCCCAGCGAAACGTGCCGCGCGCCACCTTGATTGTCTTGGTTGCCGAGTAGAGCGTGCCGCGGTTATCGACCGTGGCCTCCGCCCGGCCCACCACCGCAAAGCCCGAGGTATCCGCCGCCGGGTTTGCCAGGCCGCTCGAATCCACGCAGACCAGCGAGCCCGCATAGATGAGAACATTGCTCTTCACCGTGAGCGACACATACGCATTCGCCCGCTGCGCGGTATCCCGCTCAGCACTGAGTGCCGCCGCCTCGGAGAGACAGCAACCCGCCGCCAACAGACCCGCCACCATTCCAACCATTTTCATTCTCGACTTCACTTCATGCCTCCTTGATTTGATTGATTCCTATCTTCTGACTACTGACTTCTGACTACTGACTTCTTTCCCCAACTACTTCAACACCACCCCGCACGCCTTGGCCACGCGCAGATCGGCCTCGGTATGCTGGCTTCCATCAATCTTGTGCTCCGCGATCGACAACGGGGTCACCTGTCCAACCGGGACGGTAACGGCGAGCTTGGAGACCATCTCCTGGAGCGTGGCCAGCGGCGTGGCCGCGAGCTGCTCGGCCGACAGAGGGACGACCTTGCCTTCGATCCTGGCCTGGTAGCAGACGACATCCTTGCGGATCGCCTCCAACTCAGCCGAGAGCGTGGTGATCTTCGCCTGGACGTCCAGGTCGCCGATCTTGCCCCTGACTCCATCCAGCCCGGCGCTGAGCAAGGTCAGCGTGCCGTCGGCGGCGGTGAGGGCAACCAGGGGGGCCAGCGCGCCTTCCAGCGCCACGATCTTGGGCTGGAGCGCGGACAGCGCCTGCATTGCCGCACAAATATCCTGCTCGCCGGCATCGTCCTTCAGCCCGAGCGCCTTCCTCAACAACGCCATTACCTTATCCATGATCTCCGCCTCCTGTTGGTTTATCGTGTTTACTTCCGGACCATCCGTTTCACTCACATCCACGGAAAAGAAGCTGAGGCCCTCAACCGCCCCCTGCCTGACCAACGCCACCGAATGCAGGAACACGACGGTTCCATCAGCGGAGCGTTCTGGGGCCGGGGAGAGATCGATGTAATTCCGGGCATTGCTTTCGCCGCTCGGCGTATACTCGATCTGGTCGAGGAACAGCCCCTCGCCTGGGATCAACAGCGGCGTGCCATAGGCCGCGACTTCGCGAGGCTCTTTGGTGCGCTTGAACTCGGGCGTCCCTTCAACCGTATTGTGCTCGTAATCCAGGGCGATCCGGTCGAACCCGCGGGCGGCCTGCATGGCAGGCAACTGGCGGGCGGTCAGATCGCTGACAATTACGGGACCCTTGACGGTTTCGTTACGACCCCAGTCCAACAGCTTGAGCCGACGCGGAAGGTCTTTAGCCATCCGAGCGCCGTTACTGATCCGGAAGGGAGTGATTTGAACTGTCCTTTTCACGAGGCGCATTAAAGCGCGATGCGCGAAAAGGGTGTAGGGAGTGTGGAAGAACTGAAATAGCGCCAAGCTAGGAGCGTGGAGCGCCAAGAATATAGCGCCGAGCGTGGAGATCCGGGACGGGAATTACCGGGTGCGCAGAATGCGCGCGAGTACATTCCGGGCTTCGGACAGAATGTGGGCGCCGAGAATGGCGCGGTCGGGGAGTTCTTCCGGATGGGGCTTTGTGGTCACGGAGCGGACAAGCCAATACCAGACCTCGCCACCGACTTCCTTGCCTGAGTAGCCCTTCTTCGTTTTCTTGATGATGGTCTGGAATCTCCGGATGAGCGCGCCGACCAGGTTGCCCTGGTGAAGCGGGAGATAATCGAGTTGATCGACATTCGCCTCGCGGGGACTCCCGGCGCGGTATGCTTCGGCATTCGCAGGGATCGCCAGTGTCTTGGCGCGCTTGGGGCGGATCGTGCCGCCCTGGATGCGGTGGACCAACTCGGGAGAATCAATGGTCACCATGGCGCGGTCGGCCGTCACTTCGGTTAGCGCAACCTTCGATCGAACCTGGCGATTCCAGAAGTGGCGCTTCGGCCAGCCCATGGAGTTTGGTTTCCTATCCAGCTCCGCGAAGTGCTTGCGGAGCTCGATCTCCAGCCGCTTGCCGCAGGCCGCCATGAGTGGGCGCGTGTTGGCCATCTCGCGGGCGATGCGGTTCAACTCGGGCGTGATCGTGTCGATTATTTCAGCCATTTCAGTGCTCCATCGATCAACTGAACGGAGTCGCCAAGTTTGCGCAGCAACCAATCGGTGAGACGCGGACTCAGATCCCGTGCGCCGAGTTCGAAGCCGGAATTGAAACCGGGATCCTCTCCTGGTGGGACCTGCTGCCGTGGTGAAATCAGGCCGAGTGATTCCGCTTCGTCCCGGTCGACGTCCTCCAGGCCCATTCCTGAACCCCAGGCGAACGGCGGCCACGGCGTGCCGAAGATGGAGACCTTGGGCCAGATCGGAGAGGTCTTCAGGGCAACCATATGATCCGCCAGAGCGCCACGGCCGCCAACGGCCGAAAACGCATCCGCCCAGCGGTTCCTCCAGTATGATGCAGGCCGGGGATTGTCGCGCGCCTCGATACGCACCAGGCGCTGCGCCGGCCAGGCATCGAGCACGTCTGGATCGTTATCCATCTTCCACCTGGAGAACTCCGTGGCCTGGTTGGTCTGCATGTCCCAAATCAGGCCGAGCCGCTTGGATGATCTGATATCGCGCACCGTTCCGTAATTGTTCGGCGTGGTCGTATCGATCCCCTCCTCGACGGCGATCGCGCGCATGTCGGCAATGAAGGACGAACGATCGAAGAGCGCGTTGCCGCCGGCGGCCGTGTCGCTCTTGGCGATCTTATCCGTGGCCCAGGCGAGACGGCCCCGGACTTTGTCCTGGACGGCCTGAAGGAACCGGGCGCTCTCGACCTGGGCGGAGAACTGGGCGCGCTCGCGGAGTTGCACGGGCACCAGGGACCATTGGGACGAGGAGAGTTTGACGGCTACGGGAGAACGGATATCCAACTTGGCAACGGCCTCGGCGATCGGTCCGAAGGTGATGGAGGGAACGGAGACGGAGAGCGTGAGGCGGGACGCCCGGCGTGACGTCTTCGCCAGGGAATTGGCGGCGCCCTCGACGACGGCCGTGGCCATGCCTTGCTCCAGGACGGCAGCCAGGGCGTCATGGTCCATGTGCTCCAACTGCAGCGGCAGCCGGTCGGCGTGTCTTTCAACCGCATCAAGAAATTCGCGATCTGTCTGCGCGGCATTGGCAAGGGCGTCGATATCCCGAATCCACTCCACAACCGGACGCGCCCAGGCCGACGGCACCGGAATGGATTTGGCGCGGGGATCCTCGGCGGACAGAACAAACACCCGCGACATGTAATGCGCCCGCGCGGTATCCAACAAGACCCAGTCCGGCTTATCCCATTCTGACTCCTGACTTCTGACTTCTGACTTCTGTTCTCCCGTCATATTACGCTCCGATACGCTTTGAGGTTCTTCCGCTCCTTCGCCCAGAACTCCGGTTCCTCGGCGCAGCGGCGCAAATGGTTGAACCAGGAATCCAAGTTGATGAAGAACGTGTGGGGGGCCACCTGGATCACTTCGATGAATCCCGCCTCGCCCAGACGGCGGATGGTCTGATACTGGCCGCGGAACCCGAGGAGCTCCGCCAGATCGGCATCCAACCGAACCAGGCGCTGATTCTGCGGAATCAGGAAATACGTGCCATCCCCCTTGTCCGCCCAGAAGCATAGGCAATTCTCGGCGACCTTGGTGGATCCGCTCCGGAAGGGGGCATAGAGACCCGGCGCCACCTGGGCCATAACCGGCCGGGTGGCTTCCCGCAACCGGTCAATGATCGGGCGTTCGGAATACGATTCGAACCCAGGGAGCACTCCGGTGACGTACCGCTCGAATTTCATGGTCCGAACCGGTCTGGATGTTTTGGACTTCTTCATGGCATTCCCTCCTGGGCAACAGCGTGCCCGCCAGGTATCGGCAAACCGCGGCGAAATCCCGATCGGCGGGAATCCGTATCAAGACGTGGGCAAAACCGATCGGGCTTTGTAGGGCATCCTGGCGATCCGAGTGGTGTCGTCATGTGAGTTGGAGTTCCTTTTGGCAAGAAGCTGACTGCTGGGAGGCGTGGAATCGATCTCTGACCGTCATCACCCAGACGGCCTGATAGACGGCTTCGCCTACCGACTCGGCGTCGTCCACGACTTCAACGAAGCCCATCTGGAACAGTTCCGTTGTGCGGGGCCTGAAGGTCAGGATATCTATCCCGGCCTTCTGCGCCACCTCTCTGGTTGTTCCGGGGCCGTAGGCCTGCCATGCCTGGTAGACGGATTGACGGAGTCCGGACAGACGCTCCTGCAGGGACTCCCAGGTTTCGTTTCGGTAATCGATAGGTTTCATAAAGAGGGGTCAGGGTTCAGGGCCTCAGTTGAGGCCCACTGAGACGACGCATAGGTACTGAGCCAGGTCATCAAAGTAGGCGAACAGAATGTAATGCTCGTGGTCGGGACGAATCCGACGAATGTGGACACGACGACGGTATTTCATGCGGCCCTCCCTTTGGCCCGCCGGCGCTGTGCATTGCGGCGCAGATCGAACAGCAGGATCCAAAGCTGCTTCTCGCCCAACTCGGCCAGTGTGCCGACCTTGAACCGGGCACGGGCAATGCCGCACACATACGCCTCGGCATTCCCGATCACGTCGGCAACCGCCTCGCATTCATGGCGCAGTTTCCACAAGGCCACCCGGCGCGGTTCGAGTTCAGCACGGGCCTGCATGCGGTTTGCCATGGCCGGCTGACCCAGAAGGCGAAGGAAGTGCCCCTTGAGCTGCGCAAAGTCCTCCTGCCGGCATTCCCGCAGGCCGGTCCGTTCGACGGCCTGGATGGCCTGCTGGTGGCGCCAGGAGTCGAAGTCCGTTGTCTCCGATATCGCTCCGGAGTCATAGAGCCGTTCGAACGCCCGGCGCGCCAGGATCGCCAACTCGCGCTTCTGTTCGGAGTTGATGGGGGCGAGCGCCGCCCCCTCGATGCACCGATCTATGACGGCTGAATCGCTCATGAGTCACCTCACAGTTGGATCAAACGCCCATCCGCCCGAACATCGCACCCGAGCGGATTGTTTGCCTTCGCTGAGCGAAGGGAGCGCAAATGCGCCCTGGCCAGGACCACTCGCATGGCGAGCTGCAGATCCGTGGCCGTATACTTCCCGAGAATCTTCAAACGGAGTGTATTGGTTTTCATTCTGACTCCTGACTTCTGACTCCTGACTTCTGCTTTTCTCCCGCCTCCGCCATCCGCTCCAGCGCCGCCGCCATGCGCATCTGCTGGACGCAGGACTGCTTGGCCCAATACGCCATACGCTCCTCGACCGTCGGCGTGTAGCACCCTCCAAGGAACGGAAGCGCCAGCATGATCAACAGCCCGGCCACCTTGCCGATCGTCTCGCCGACCTCTTCGCGCTTAGGATCGATAAAGAACGTTTCGTCCTGGACGACTTTAAGGCCCACCAACTTCAGGCGTTCATCGGTGAGCGTCTGGCGATCGGCGAGCAGCCGTTCCTTGTCAGGCTCCTGTTTCTCGCGGATGTAATCGGTGAGGCGGTTCAGCGCCAGCAACTCCAGGACGCGCGTCCACGTCCGGCCAGCCAGCAGCTTCAGGCGCGGCTGACCGGTACGGAACCCTAGCGTCCCGTGCATGAGATCGAGGCTCTTCTTGGCGGCGAAAACCTCCGGATTCTCTTCTGCCCAAACCTGGGCGGCATCAAAGTCCTCCGCTATTTTCTGCCCATACGCTGTGATGCGCGGTTCATAAACAGTGCGGACATTGTTGATTTCCTCTTCCAGGTTGGCCAGCAGTCCATTGCGGGCGCTCTGGTTCGCGGCGATCCGCCCGACGGCGGCCTCCAGGTCCTCGCGTGTTTCAATCACGTTCTGCGGTGCTTTGAGTTTTTTAGTCATGATTACGGGGTCTCCGGCAAATGCATCCAATGGGTTATCTCGATTTCGTCATCGGTTCCCTCGTGGAACCAAAATCCTTCTTCATGGAATCCAATCCAGTAGGTGCCAGTGCCAGCGTCGCAGCACAGGACCGTTGTTTCGTCATCAGGCAGGTCCAGCCGCGCATCATGCCACTCGGCGCTCGGCGCTCCTTGTTCCACGCCCGGCATCATCGCTGCTCCTTCCTCGGGCAGAACTCCCGCACGGCGGCCGCCACCAGGTTCGCCGTCAGATCTCCGCCCTGTTCGTCGGCATTCATCTGAGCCAGGGAGACGGCATCCGCCACCAGGCGCAGGTTCCCGTTCGCCCGCACGTCGGCCGTGATGTCCTTTGCCACCGCGGCCACGTCGCCCGTGACGCCGGCGGCCTTCATGTACGCGCTGATATCGGCCCCGCGCAGGCCCTCGCGCCAGTCCATGGCGATGGGCTTAATGGTTCTGCCAAGGATCTGCTGGGCTTCCGCGTAGGCGTCCGTGCTGCCGTGGATCAGGCGGTTCCAGGAAGTGGGATAGACGCCCAGGATGAAACGGCACTTGGTATCATCCACCAGGGACTTGATCAGCTTCAGGCCCAGTACGCCCGCCTTCTGGACGTCATCCAGGAGGATGGTGCACGGAACCGCCCGCAGAAGTTTGGTGACGTTGCTGAACGTATTGCGTCCCGAGGTGCGATCGATGCTGGCTCCGATCCGCTCCGCCAGACCCCGCGCGATCTGGGGCATGGACTCGTCCCAGCCTTCGTTCGCGTAGACGTAGCACGCCTCGCGGGTATTGGCCGTGGCCAGCCACTTCATCACCCACGATTTCCCCACTCCGGTCGGTCCGATCAGGAAGACCACACGGCGGTCCGTGCGTTGCCCTTGCAGAATGTCATACATGCCCTGGGCATATTTCGCGATGGGGAGGTCCTCGTAGTAGTCGCCGATCTCCTGGCCGCCATCCAGCAGGGCGACCAACTGATTCAGTTTCGCCTCCCACTTGCTGATCGCCCGCCCGATCTCATCCCAGTCCCGTTTGACCAGGCGTTCCCGCCACGACTTGGTTGAGCGCAGATATTCCTGGTACCGAGAGACGAACCGGACGTCGGGCAGCCCGAGCGTTTTCTGGTGCGTCTCGATGCGCTCAATGAGTTTGTTGACTCTGACCTGTTGTTCTGACATGTTAACCATCTCTGTGTTTCCTCCGGGCCGGCCCGGTTCCAGCCGAGCCGGCCCACTTTATTCACCTGCGGATCAGCCGCAGCCCTGCTTGCCCTTGCGGGCAGAAATCAACCAGCCACCATCTCCAGGCGTGACATGAGTTTCGGAGTTGGATTGATAAGTTGCTTAATGGCATCCCCTGGCGTCCAAGGGTCAGAGGGGTCCACAAAACAAGCAGCCTCTTCCAGATCTGATGGTTTAACCGGAGCACTGATCTCCGTAATCCCAGCAATGCGCGCCTTTCCGAGACCTAACACCTGCGTCTCGCGGCGAACCATCTGCTGGATTGCGACCTTGGCCTTACGTGTTGTTTCGATTCCATTGTGATTTGCGAAATAGAACAAACCATCAGATGTCTGCATTAGTTCCGGCGCTGAGTTCATCGGTTCCAGGCGTTTCGCAATCACCGTTCCTGCACGCGTATCCTGAAAATCATCCGCGAGCGTTACCGTCGCCAATACCGGATGCGCAAATGGATCGAAGTGGATCCATACATCAGCACCATTGTAGGCGCTGAGTTCAGCGCCACCGAAATGGTAGACCTCGGGAAATCCTAACGGGGAGGTAGCCGTGATCTTGACCATCCCAAAACGTCGAATCTGGCGACGCTCACGCACTCGTGAGGCCAGATAGCTCACATCGTCCTGATAACCAGGACGAACATGGTCTTTCAAACCAGACGCATATACTTTCGATGGAACCCAGTTCCCGTATTCCCGCGAATGCGCAATTTCCTCGTTGATGTAATCTATCGACCACTTGATGGCATTCAGCGCGGTCGTCAGCAGAGGGAAGTGTTTGCGAGGATCCTCAGCACCGCTTCGGCAAGCCTGAAACAACTTGCTTTCTTTCGCCATCTCTCCGCGCTTTCGGCCAACCTGACCTCCGGTCCGGTCTGAAAGCGGCGTCCATAACCTATTCAGCCAGTTCTCTATCAGTTTCTGATGGGGCCGACCTTTGGCGTCGATCATCTTGATGCCAGTCATTCTCAGAAACTCAATTACGCGCCGTGACTGCCAGGAACCACCTTCGACAACTAACTCATCAGGTTTGTATCCATTCAGGGTCATAACGTTGTTCAACATGGCGACAACGTCATCGCCACGATAAGCATCGTGCTCGCGGATCGCATAGGTAAACCCGACACAATAATCACTTGCGCAATCGATTGCGGCGAGCAGTTGGTAGCGCCCAACCCGCACGCCATACTTCTCACTGCACGGATCTCCCTGTCGTTCCCAAGGCACGCACACTCCGAAGTTGATCGAGGCATCATCCACACACCACCGCTCGCCGCCATAAAGCCGACGCTGTACGCCATCCAGGCCAGTCGTCATTCGGAGCGTCCCCGAGGCAAACATTCCTCCTAATGCCACCGTCCGTGGGTCTCGATAATTGGCGACAACGGCATCGGTTCCACGCATAGCGCGGCGAACATTCACTGGTAAAATGTGCTTTGAACAACGATCTTTCAGGATTGCATCACGAACTTCCTGACGTAGCGGACTGTCATTATCACGCGCTACTGACCTGGCCGCATACGTCATCGATCCCTTACCGTGACACCGGTTGGATGTGACATAGGCTGATCGCAACGCAATGGCTTCATCCTCATTCACGGTGATCGTCCCACGTCCGGTAGACTTTCCGCGCAACAGGGCATAACGATCGCCCTCATCAGCACGCAAACGAAACGTCAGCCACCGCTTCACCGTTGAATCGCTATACCCGCAGTTGTCGCCGGATCGCATTCGATCGGTCATTTCCATATTCCTGCGGTACTCGGCAATTTCACGTTGCGACCAACCTGAAAACATGATCATTCTCCAGTTGAATCAACACTCTTTCTTGGACGCCCGGAGCTCTTTCGGGGAACGAGCCCTGCAATTCCGTGTTGTCGATATCGAGAAGACCACCGTTCGTAAGTTGCCCGATCGACGTAACCATCGCTTTTGCGCCATGTATCAAAGGTTCTGATTGTCGCCAGGCGTTCAACAGTCTTTTCAAAGTCAACTGCAGACAGTTTCATTTCCGCACAGGCCCGAAGCACATCAGTTGCAGCCTCTTCTCGATATCCATGACGAGGGTCATGATTGGGAGACTGCAGGCGAGTAAGAAGCCGCGCCCGTGCTTTTCCAGGAATGTTCCTGATGAACTTTTCCAACTGCGTATCGAAGAACGCTTCGCTTCGAGAAACACAACAGCCTGAATCAACAAAGCTGAAAGGGCCAATCTGGTTAAGCATGGCAAGATGCATCATGACTTTTGAAAGCTTGCTCATTGAGCTTTTTCCTGCCGTGCCTTAGATTCCAGTTCACGAATCAGTTTTGCCCGTTTCGAAGAAGACCAGGCTTGAACGATGTGCGCATGAATCATGTGATCAAATACGCCGGGGATATGCTTGATCATCGCTTCGATGGCTTCTTCCGCCATCCGCTTTTCATCGATGAACTCAGGGTCCTGTTCGGATATTTTATAGGGCGGCTTCCATTTTATTTCACCCCACTGGTCAAAGACGTTCTTGAGCGTTACTGCTGCGGAGCGACTCAACTGGTCGTAGCGGGCATCGGCCTTCCCCTTGCCTCCGTTCGTCGCCTTACCGGCCACGGCCGGAGCCCAGCGGCGAATACCGATAGACCCTGACAGAACCTCAAGGCGCTTGTCGGCGGCGGACTTCCGGTACTTCGCCATGTCCAGATCCTTGTGGTGATCGGAGAGAGTACTGGGAACCTCTGTGGCGGTCTGGGCTATCAGGAGTTCGACGCCTGCCCGGACATCCTCCCTTGAGCAATGCAAATGCTCGGAAATTGACTCGATTGAGTACTGATTTGCACCCTTATGAGAAGCCAACGCCTCACGTGAGGCGTTGGATGATTTCCTATATATTTCGCCCTTTCCTAAATTTATTGCATAGGCAGACAGCACAGCATCCTTGTTGGCTTCCAGGTAAACCATAATCCGTTGTCCGGTGGTTCGTTTGCGGCCCGTCGCAAGGCATTCAGCGACTACGGCTCTGGGATCGGAACATCGGATCAGGAGGCATGGCACATCAATCAAGGTGCTGGCCTTGGCGGCCTTCCATCGGTTGACACCGTCAACGATCAGGTGATGGCCATCGTACGTGCGCTCAGTGACAAGCAGGGGCTGAATGACGTAGCCATTCTCGGCAACGCTGTCATCAATCGAAGCGGAATCACCGGAATCGATTGGAATCAATGCTTCGGGATGCGGGTCCAGTTTGTCAGTTGGAATCTGCTGATAGGAAACGATTGAGTACGTTGGCTTCTTTTGTGTCATGGTTTATTTCTCCTTTGAATCTGATTTTGCTTTAAGGGTCATAAGTTTTCCTTGTTACAGGCCAAGCTCCCGGCGTAGTGTTTCCCTAACGTAGTTTGAGACGCGGCCACGGTGAGGATGGTTGATCGCTCTCCACGCCATGGTGCGGTCTACCTCGTGGGTTCGCGCCCACGAGGCGATTGATTCGCCGCGCATCATCAACGCGGCCCGGACGGATAAAGGATCAAGATCCTTAACGTCCTTTTTTCGGGGTTTGTGTTTCAACTTGGTTGTATTCATGAGGGCACGATAGCAGACATTCTGCATAGTGCAACAGAAAAATGCAGATTTCTTCAAACAACCTCAGGACGGTCAGAAAACGATGCGGGATGACGCTGCGAGAGTTAGCCAAAAAGGCTAATGTTTCCATTGGTTCAATAGGAAATTACGAGACGGGAACTCGCGGCATGGGGCCAAGCGCTCTGAAAAGAATTGCAGATATTCTGCGTGTTGACGTTGCAGACATATCTCCAAAATCTAACCAAGAACCGAGACCAGACAGAAAGGATCATGCTATGCCAACAGCAGACGAAGCGGCGCGCTACAATGCGGAGGCGGCGATCCGGGCGGTGGGGAAGTTACCGGAGCGGGATCGGGCGCTGGGGTGGCTGTGGACGATGTTGATGATGCTGGGGAGCGGGTTGGAGGACGGCGGCGATCCGACGGCAGAGAAGATCGTCAACGGGCATTTGGCGAAACTGTTCAAGCACGCGCGTGGCGAACCGGTGGACAGCGGGAAGCCGCCAGAGAAACCGGAGTGAGAGACCTGAGACCTGAGTCAGAGGGGAGAATTGGATGGCAACGCTAACGATAGAGACGAGTGATCGCGCACTGTTTGAAGAGTTGAAATCGACGGCCCCGTCAGGGATTACCATCGATCCCATTCTGATCACTCCGCTTGGCGTCGGAACCGAAACGTGTATGGCTCTGATCGCGATAGGTTGTAGTTGTACGGGTAAATTTGTAGCGGACGTTTTCAAGCCCGTCGTCACGGCGTGGCTGATGGAGGCATTTAAGAAACGTGGGTATTTGGGATCCCAGGACGAAAAGCCCAAAAAGATAACCATAAAGCGCCGCGTAATAGAGTGTACCGAAGCGAACATCAAGCGCATCGTAGAGGAACACTTTGTAGAGGAGCAGTAATCCGACTGTCATGAAAACCAGTCCTCCGCCGCCGATTACGCCTACAATAAGCCGGGCAAATGCGGCATCCTTCCGGCGCCGATCAGGATCGGGCCCAAGGTCCAGGGCAAGTTGACGAATAGCAGCATCCGAGATTTCCAATCCGCGATCATCGAATATTTTCATTGTCTCTCCTCCTTTAATAATCCGAACTGTTCCATCAACGTCTCTTCTCCCCTGGCGCGGCGGAGTTCCTTTTCCAGGAACGTGGTCCACTCATCGAGCGGGATCCAGCCCATGTGTCCGCTATCGACCAGGAATCCTTTTGTGTTGTGAAGCTTCCTGATGACCTGGACCAGGGAGCGAGGCCGATCCACGATCACATTGAGACTGATCTTGCGCCCAGGTTTGTCTGCGATCTTAGTCATGGATTTGACCCAGAATGAGATAATGCTTTGTTGGGGCTACTCACTCGCGGCCTGAACACGACCACCGCCACCGGGAACGGAGCGGAGTTGTCGGCCCCGGCAAACTTTACCCGCCCCTTGGGGAAGCGCACCTCGGTCGCCTTCGCCGCGTACTGGTGCCCCCACTCGGTGTCAACCCGTGCGGGCACGAACGCCACCACCAGAGCCCCGTTGTCGCGGCACTCGCGGTAGGCTTTCGCCATCCACACGCCAAGCTCGCGGCCATAGGGCGGGTTCATAAACACCCGCTCATCCGTCCACGCTTGCGCGAGGCCGTCTTCCGCTGGCGTGTAGTGCTTGGCGCACTTGGCTGTTTCGTGGTGGCAACACGGGTCGAGCGTGAAGTCGAACTCCAGGTCTAGGTAGTCGAACCACGCCTGCGGCGTGGCCCACGTCATCTTCTCGCTTCGCGTCATCACCGTCATGGTGTGGTTCATTTGTCCCCCGATCCCGGAAGCCCCAACAATCCGGTGGAGGTTACGGCGTTCCGCCGAACCTCACCGGCGGCGTGGGAAGATCGGCGTGCTGCTCGATAAGCTCGAGCATGAGCGCATCCACGTGCTTTCGGATGATCTCGTGCAGTTCGGTATCCTGGCGCAGCGGGATGGCCGTCTTCAGTTTTCGCACCACCGCCTCGGTCGTGTTCACTGCAATTTTGATGCTCTTGAGTTTCATCTTTTTCATGGTTCCTCATAGTGGCGCTGCCTGCCCATTTCGTCCAAGAATGTCGCCTGTTTTCCGTCGCTGGAAATTGGCAACACAGCATGCGCCATAGCCTTTAAGTTATCGTTGTCCCGTGCTCGCTCCAAAACCCAGGCGTCGGGAACTGAACCCACAATTGATAAAAGATCGGCGCTCAGTTGCGGTAGATGATTCCGGACCCAGACGGCGTAGTGCATGGCCGCCACACGGCAAGCGTCAATGTGTTTCTCATCGCACCCGTCATGGTAGTCTAGGCGCAGCACGAAATACTGCGCGGTCGGGTCGCAAGGCGTTCCGTCTGCGCGTGAAATCTGATATTTCGGTTTTAGTCCGTCTCGCTTGTCTTCGTCCGTCGGTTTCATGATTTCCTTTCCGGGCCCGTAACGCCAGTATTGGCCAACTGCGCTTCGAGCTTCTCGAGGTGCTTGTAGTGGATCGCCAAGCCGATCTGCACGAGGCACAGCACGGCGAGCAATACGCGCGCCCATGTCTGCTGCGCTAGGCACATGCCGACCAGCATGATGTTGGCGATAATGTCTTCGCATTGGCTCTGCTTCATGGCTTGATCTCCTATCCGGTGATGCTGTTGTTCGGCTCACAATCCTCCACAATGGCCAGTGCCAGCATAGCCAGCGCCAGGCGCACGCGGTCATTCCGCCCGCCGCCCTGGAACGTGCGGGCGCGAAACGTCGGCGTCATTCCTAATTGGTTGCGCCCGTGGTCAAGCACCAGGTGCATGTCTCCGTCCCTTGAGGCGATCACTCGCATAAAGCTTTCGGCGTCGTCGCACTCTACCTTGTGACCGACCTGCGTCCCGATCTTTGCCCATATTGTCGGCCAGTCGGGAGTAACCATCGCATCGAAGGCCGACTTGGGCTTTGGCCGGCAAACAGTCTCCCATTCCTCAGAAGACATTGGATGGCGGGCGTCGGGTAGTATGGTCTTCATGCCTGCGCGTCTCCGATCTCTCAGTACCTGCGCGAATGCAGTTCTAGTTTCCGCACTGGCAAACTTGAGCCAGCCAACAACTCCAGGCCGAACAGTCATTGCCGGTCCTATGAAGGCCAACAGCGTCTTCATAACTCCCACTCCGCCGGCGCCCATTGAATCAACTGGGCTGGTGGAACCGGGTGGATAAAAAACCGGCTGAGCTCTTGCCAGCTATCAAACCCGTCCGCCCTGGCAAACGTGTCGAGCGGGGGCACAATGAATCCGGAACGATCCTCATTCCAGATCGTGAGGGTTTCCTCATGAAGGACAATCTCCCGGACGCGGATGCACTGGCGCTCCAGAAATCGCTCGGGTTTGAACCGGGGGCCGGTCTGCATGAAGAGCGTTTCGCCGGCAACGTGCGGTCGTTTCCCCAGGAGCCGAATAGTATGGACCTTGCTCCCCTCCAGGATGCGGGAGACAAAGCGCCGTTGAAAGTTAAGCGTAGGCATGCTTTGCCCCCTTCAACCCTCGGCACTCCCAGCTCGGCGCTCCCCGCTCTCTGCCCAGCCATAGCGTGTTATCCAGGACGCGGCCGCCGCGGCGCTCGCGTGGATCCCAGCCGGCGGCGAGGTACTGATCGCGCATCATGTCGCCGGGTTTGTAGTCGCCCCAGGCTTTGAAGACGAATGTCTTACGGTGCGCCCTGCATTCATCGCGGATGTCGCGGATCCACTGAGGAGAAAGCCCGCGCGCTTTAGGCCCCGTCTCGCCACCGACAATCACCTCGTCGACTCCCTGTATCCACCGGGAACAATCGACGCGATCGATGAGCGGCTCGATCGATACGAAGCGGCGGGCGGCGGCGATATCATTGAGAACGCGGCCGTCATAGGTTGCCGCGTTGGCCTCAATGGAGGCGCCCAGGGCAACATGAGGCCAGGGCCAGTCGAGATCCGGGAACTTGTTGAACCAGTGCAGCATGCCGCCTACGCGCTTGGTGAGGAGCATCCAGTCGAGATTGGGCGTTCGCCGGATGAGCACAAACAGATCCATGCGCCATTCGTCAGGGACTTCCGGGTCGAAGATGTCGGAGAGACTGGAGCAGAACACGCGGTAGCGGATGCCCAGACGTTTGGCCTCTTCGTTCCATCGCAGCGGCCGGAGCCGGTTGGACTTGGACGTGAGTTTCCGGGGCTGGCCCTTGCCCCAGGTGACAAGGTGTTTGCGGTCCTGAAAGTCGGAGCAGGCGTAGCAGTTATCACAGCCGGGCCGAATCTTGGTGCACCCGATCCAATGGTTATGAGTATGGTCCGTCCAACTGATCTTGGAGAATTTCATAAGCCTCCTGAGCTTAACCCGGCGGCCTTATGCCGCACAGGATTGAGGAGGGTTATACATGGCCCAGAAACTCCACGCATGGCCGCATGGAAGAACTGAAACAAAACCCTTGTGAGGACCCTTTTTCTTCCAGTTCTTCCACGTCGCATGGCGGCGGGGGACGGCTGGGATTATGGTCACGGTTATGCAATCGCAACACACGCCATCAAGGAGATAACGTGGATCCTCAGAACGTCGAGCAAGCCGTGTTTACGCAGAATCTGTTTAACAGCGGGGTCTCTCTCGCCGCCTTTGCCGCCTCGCTGGCAGCCGTATACAGATCGTTTCGGAGAGAACCGCCACTGTCGGAGACGGTGATCCGGGAGTTCGCGACGAAAAGCGATCTGCACGAATTGCGGCAGGAGCTTCAGAAAATCCAGGAGGATATGAACAAACAGCTTCGATCTGGCGACAAGTGCTTTAAGGATCTGGAGCGGGTTATCGGGAAACTTGAAGGCGCCATGCAGTTCTGTCCGTACTTGTGCGGTCGTGTGCCTCATCAGAAAGGTCCATCCCATGAAGGTTGAAAAACAGGTTGACCGGGAATTGCTGCGGAAGGCGGCGCTCCGTTTTCTTGCGGAACGATTTCGTCTGGCGCTGGACGCCGAAGCGATCTGCAGGCTGATGGCAGCCAAGCATTACACGGATGCCGACTTCGACACGGAGGATCTGGAGCAGGCTCTGAAGATTCTCCAGGACCAGGGACTGATTCAGGTGGTGGATGAACCCCTGGGCGCGAGCGTGTATTACCAGGCGACGGGCAAGGGGATCATCGCGAACGAACGGATCAACGCGTAGGCGTGTGAATTTTGGGCGGCATGGGGTCGCCCGTTAAAAAGGAGGAGAGACCATGAAGCAGAGTATTGTGATGGGAATCATTCGGGCGGTGTTGGCATCGGTTGGTGGAGCGCTGGCGTCGAGCGGTTGGGTGGATGAGGCCTCGGCCAAGGAAATGGCGGGGGCGCTGCTGATCATCATCGCGGGCGTTTGGAGTGCTGTCGAGAAGTACCAGGCGCGCAAGGGATCGGCGCCGGTGGCGCCGGTCGGGTTGCTGGTGCTCGGATTGGCGGGGCTGATGATGACAACGGGGTGCCTATCCTACATGGGGACGCAGGCGCACAACGGACGGGTGGAGCAGAAGATTCTCCAGGCGCAGGCAATGCCGGACGGTAAGGGCGTCTATCTGGCCGTGAATGTCCTTGAACTCACGAAGGGGTATTTCGGGGCCTGGAGCGAAGCACCTGGGACGATGGCGGCGGCGACGATCGGAGATCTCCTGACCTCTGGCGCAGCGGCCTACCTGTTGCTGAAAAAGGATGATGGCGGCGGCAGTGGGAAAGGCGGCGGAGACGTCACCGTCAACGGAGACGGCAACACAACTGTTGTGACCAGTGGAGACGGGTCCAGCACCAGTCACAACGAGTCCAATACGTCGGAGGAGAAATGACGTTTTCTCCGACAGGTCCATTGGGGGGCGGACTGATCGTGAAACGACGGCCGCCGCGTCTGTTGCGGGCCCCCCTGAACTTCGAAATGCCGCCCAATGGGATTGGGAACTGGGAGTATCTGACTCCGCCTGAAAATCAGGGCCAGAATCCCTGGTGCGCGGCCTACGCTATGTGCATGGTGCTTTCCGCATCGCACTGGCGGCAGCGCAACTTCCGGGTGGATTTCGATAAGGGGAGGCTCTACCGAGCCGCGAAAAAGATTGATGGTAACAACAATCCAGGGACCCAGCTTGAGTCGGTGATCGATGCTGCCAAGGTCATTGACATGAGCGTAGGCGGGAAGGCCGGCATTCCGAAGATAAGTGAGGAGTGCCTGACGGAACCCGAGGATATCCCGTTCATGATTCATAAATACGGGATCCTGCTGTGTGGTTTTACCATCGATGATGGCTGGCCAAAGGCCCGGAGTTCGGACGGCCTGATTCCAGATGGGACCAATGTCCTGGGCGGCCATGCGGTGGTGTTGGATTCGTTCCGGCCAGACGTGCGCATGAATTGGGGAACCAATTCATGGGGGCTGTCTTACGGCTTGAGAGGGCGGTTCGGATTGACATGGGACCAGTGCGCCGAGCAGTTCATCTACGGGTTCGGAATGCGGATTGAATGGCCGTGACAGGCGGCTGAAGGGACTTATGAGCGCCAAAGGAAAAATAGCCAGGTTGCCGTTTGAACTGCGGCAGAAATTGAATCAGCGTATGCGTGATGGGGATCCGGACGTTGACCTGGTCGAGTGGCTGAATGCGCTTCCGGAGGTCAAGGCGGTCCTGAGCGGGGTCTCGTTCGGAGGCGCCAAGAAGTCCCGCGGCCAGATCACGGCGCAGAATATCAGCGAATACCGGGCGGGGCGGTACCGGGACTGGTTGGCGGATCAGGACAAGGTCGACCGGGCCCAGAAACTGGCGGAGTTATCCTATCAGTTGGCGGCGGCCAGCGGCGGGAACGTCAGCGAGGGGATCGTGCGCGTGACGGCGGGGAAACTCTATGAGGCGTTGGAGTTGGCATCCGGGGATGACATGCTGAAGCTGGCCCAGACGCTGACGGGCCTGTCGGCTGCAGAGACGGCGGCGGTCCGGGCGTCCACGGATCACAAGCGCCTCGGGATCCAGCAGAAGACGCTGGCCCTGGAGGAGGCGAAGTTCCAGCGGCAGACATCCGAACTGTTCATGAAATTCTACGGTGACAAGAAGGCCGAGGAGATCATGAGTTCGAAGGGCGACAAGGACGCCAAGATCGAAAAGATTCGGCAACTGATGTTCGGGGAGATCGTGGATGAAAACGCCTGACACGGGGGATGTCTTGTTTACCAGGGGGCACAGTCTGTTCAACCGTTTGTCGGTTTCACTGACCGGGCCGGCCGCTCACCAGGCGACATTCTACGATGCAGGGCATGTTGTGGAGGCCAGCAAGCAGGCCGGGCGCGTGGTGAAGCGCAAACTCGCGACGGTGATGGCTGACCTGGAACGGGAACGGTCAGAGTGGATCGTGTTCCATTGGATCGATCCGTGGATCAGTCCGTATCTGAGGGCGAAACTTCAGTGCGACATGTTGGAGGCGACCGAGTTCGAGAGATATTCGTCCATCGAACTTCCGTTGCAGGCACTTGATGTGCTTTGGAACAAGGTCATATTGCGGAGGAAAGCGCAAGGGTATGACGCCAAGGTCTTCAGAAAAATGGGCGACATCTGGAACAACGGAGTGATCTGCTCAAAGACCAGCAACCGGGCGCTGATCAATAGCGGTCTGATCCCAGAGGAAAGTGGATTGGAATACGGGAGCCCGAGCGACACATACCGGTACATGCTGTCGCTGATTCGCACCGAGTCGTCAGGGCCGGCAGTCGTGATTGTCGATCATTCCGCTGGGTGGTTCAAATAAAATGGCGCGTAAACCAACCATAGACCCGATCATCAAGCTGCGGCCTTACCAGTTGGAGGTCTTCCGCAAGGACATTCGCAGGCTGTTCCTGCTGTGGAGCAGGCAGCGTGGCAAGTCCCACATGCTGGCATGCCAGGCGCTGGACTGGATGATGGCGGAGCGCGGGGTATTGGTGACGTTCATCTCGGCCTCCATCGTGCTGGGAACGGAAGTCCTCCTGAAGGAGGCCATGATCTGGTCGAAACTGCTCGACATGATGCGAGCGGCGGCGGATCAGGCGGGTCTGAAGTTGACGACGAGCGTTGACGGCCTTTCGTTCGACGATGTGTGCGACGTGTTCGAACACAGCAAACTGGAGACCAAAATCTGGTACACGAACACGATTTGCTCCAGGTCGCGGGTGATTGCCCCCAATCCCGACACGGCCGTCGGCTGGACCGGTCACATCATTGGAGACGAGGTTGGGCGTTGGCCAAATGCCAGGGATGTGATGGAGGCGGTTACGCCATTCATGTCCAGCAACCCGGCGTTCAGCTTGCGGTATGCGACAACGCCGCCACCAGACGACAAACACTATACCTATGAGCAGTTCATTCCGCCTGCAGGGACCGAGTTCGAGGTTAATCCGCGTGGGAATTTCTACCGGGCAGCGTCCGGGATGCTTTGCCATCGGGTAGACGTGTGGGATGGCCATGCGGCCGGAGTCTCGCTGTATGACGACGACACAGGAAAACCGGTAAGCCCGGAGGAAAGCCGCAAAAAGGCGGCAGATAAACAGGCGTGGGACCGAAATTTCGCCTTGATGTTCCTGATCGGGGGGACGGCGGCCGTCAGCCCGTCGGCGATCGCCAGGGCGATGGAGCTCGGAGCCGGAGTTTGCGTGGGCGTTGATGTCACGGAAGGACTGGAATTGTGAAAGTCTGTGACATTCTACCAAAAGGATGGGCGGCGGCGATCTCGCCGGATCATGCGCGGCTCGGGTTGGGGCTGGATATTGGCACAACCACGAAGCAGAAAAGCAACCCCTCCGTTCTGGCGCTGGTTCAGGAAGTTGGGATGACCTATTACGCCAGGCTGCTGGTGTCCTGGAAGGCGAAAGACCCGGCCATTGCCAGGGCGATTCTGACGACCGTGCTGGACGGCATTCCGCATGGCTTGCGCGCGCGCCGTCTGTGCGTTGATGCGACGTCAGAGAAGTACTTTGCCGTGGATCTGCGCAGTTTCTTCTCCAGCCGGATCCCGGTGGACCTGATTGTGTCGTCCGAGGCCACGGAATATCTCGGCGAAAGAATGATTTACAAGGTCTACCTGGGGAATCTCCTGGTCAATACGATCGAGGATGGATACCTGGCGCTGCCGCGGGAACCATGGGTTCAGAAGGATTTCAGATCGGTTGTCCGTGACCGGGGCACGTTTGAGGCAGAGGTCGACGAGGATGGCCGCCACGGGGATTGTTTCGACGCCGTGAAGCTGGGCTTGCACGCTTTAATCGCGCCGGGAGGCCCGATACAGGCATCCGCGACACAGGTTGGAATATACCAATCAGCGGGCGCGTCTAATGTGAATAGAAAAAGGCCCAATCATCGGGCTGACCATGCCGGCACGAATAGCCTTGCAATGCCATAGGAGATGCCATGAAGACCCTGAAAACACTGATCCGAGAAAAGATAGGCACGATGTTGGCGGGAGTCATCCCGACAAAGCCGCGCGCCGCTGTCGTTGACTCACGCCAGGAACCACCGTCGATGGCATTGAATATGGATGCTGGCCGCGTTATGGCGGTGATTGCGGCAGCCGAGGGAGGGTATACTCGCGACCTGTTCGCGCTGTATCGGGATGTGATCATTGCCGACTCCCACCTGCAGGGGGAATGGACCAAGCGGAAACTGTCCGTTCTGGGAGATAGCCTGACAATTCTTCCGTTCAACAAGGAGGATCCGAAGGATGTAGTCACGGCCGACGTGGTAAAACATGCGATCGCGGAATGCAAAACATGGCGATCAGCCACATCAAGCCTGCTGGACGCGACGCTTTACCCAGTCAGCGTGATCGAAAAGACATTCCGACCTACGGGTTCTGGCTATGCCATTGAGAAGCTGACGCCCGTGCCATACCATCTGCTGGATTACTCCACGGGTCGCATGAGGATATTTGATGTGGACCAACAAAGCGGGGCCGTTCTATCGACCACGCATGATCCCGATCCCAACCGCTATATCGTCCATCGTGGGCACCTGCTCTCCTCGCCTGATAATTGGGGCGGCCCAATGCGATCGCTTTTGTTTTGGTGGCTGCTGTCGGCCATGGATCGTGAGTGGTGGGCCCGGTTCCTGGAACGTTATGGATCGCCGTTCCTGGTTGGCAAGTTTGCCGATGAGGAAGGCCAGAATGTGCTGATAAGCGCGTTTTCGCTGGCGACTCGCCTGGGAGGCTTGGTCATTTCCCGCGATACGTCTGTTGAAATCCAAAAGGCGTCCGCCTCAGACTCGGGGGATGCCTACGATAAGTTTCTGACCATCTGTCAGCGGGAGAAATCCAAGCTCATCCTCGGGCAGACGCTTTCCAGCGAGGCTCAGCCAGGCGGCCTCGGCGGTGGTGCCGCCGATCTTCAGTCGGATGTTCGAGAAGATATCCGGAGATTCGATGCCACCGTTTTGGCAGATACCATGCTGCATCAACTGATCACTCAGTTCTGCGTGATTAACAATCTTCCTGGTAAACCTCCAAAGTTGATCTGGGGTTCACAGTCGCAAAACGACACGAAAAACACCACGGCTCTGCTTCAATCTCTGGCAGCGGCCAACCTTGAACTGACTGATGACGGAATCACGTCTATCGGAGACTCCCTGGGGGTTGCCCTCCAGCGCCGGTCATCGTCTCAAAGTCCTGTCGGTTTTTCCGCAATCCGCAGAGGGTTGGCGGATGGTTCGCAGCTTGGATGCGGTCGCCGCGCGGATGCTTCGAAGATCGTAATGACAAGCCGATCGAAACAAGAGGCCATTACGCGTCTATCGCCGTTGTTCCCGGAATTATCGGAGGTCCAGATTGTTACCCTTATGACTGAATTGCTTCCGGGATGAATGTGATCCAGCGTAAGTGCTGGTGAACAAGTAGAGGGACTCTCACCTCCCTCCGACTGAAAGGCGCCACGAAGCGTCAAACACCGTGCCAGGGCTGTCCACCAACGTGGCTCCAGAGACCCATGCACGATAGCAGGAGGAGAGAACCGTGAAAAGCCCATTGAACTACCTTGGCGGGAAGAGCCGCCTTGCCGAAACAGTCTGCAAGATCATCCCGCCCGATCATCTCTGTTATTGTGAGGCGTTCTGTGGGGCATCATGGGTCCTCTTTGCGAAGGACCCATCGAAGGCGGAAGTAATCAACGATCTCGACGGAGAGTTGGTTACATTCTGGAGGGTAGTCCAGAACCACCTCGAGGAGTTTCTTCGTTATTTCCGCTTTGCAGTAACATCCCGCAGGATCTTCGAATTGGAGAACATGAAGAACCCGGAAACGCTGACCGATATCCAGAAGGCTGTTCGTTATTATTACCTTCAGAAGTGCGGCTTCGGATGGAAGGTGACAGGGAGAACGTTTGGCACAGGGGCCACCAGGCCGGCTGGCCTGAATCTGTCAAACATCGAGGAAAGACTCCTTGAGGTTCACTGGCGGCTATCTCGGGTTGTCATAGAACACTTAGATGCCTGCAGGTGCATCGAGCGGTACGATCGTCCGACGACCGTCTTTTATTTGGACCCGCCGTATTGGGAAACTGCCGGGTATGCCGTGCCATTCAAACACGAAGATTACACGCGTCTGATGGACACGCTTTCCAAGATCAAAGGCCGGTTCCTTCTGTCCCTGAATGATGTCCCGGAGGTGAGAGCGTTATTCAAGAAATTCACGATTCAGCGGGTCACAACGAAATACTCAACTGGGACCGCGGCGAGCGCGCCAGAGAATCGAGCCAAGGACCAGCACGAGGTGATTATCCGCAACTTCTGACCCTTTTCGAAGGTTGACCGTCAAACCCTTTTCATGAATTATGAGCCCGTGAGAGTTGTCCACTCAAAAACAGGCCCGAAGTCTAACAAATCCAACCATCTCCAACCAAATCGGACCGTTTCAAACATTTCGCGCGGTCGCAGCGGACACGGTACAAATCGACGTCCTTGAATCTGTCGGCGGGAGTCCTGCTCATGAAATGGTTTATCTCAATCGCCCTGTGCTGCACGACCCTGATCACCGCCGCGGAAGAGATCTTTCCCAAGCCGGACTGGAAGGATGCGCCCAATCCCCTCGCCAGCCCCGACACCGTTGCAGGCGGAGAACTGCGCGTTTTCGCCGGCCAATACCCGAAGAGTCTGAACTACTACCTCGACAACAACAGTTTCTCGTCGGAACTG